CTTAAGTTTGTCAAAGTGTTCTTGTAATTCGTAACTCATCTATTATATATACAAAATGAGTTACTACCTAAAAAATTAATGATTGTTACTTCTTGCTATAAAAAATATGATTACCAATTTGTTTAACCTGTTTATAAGGCCATAACGGGTCAACGGTTAAGTTATGAAAGAATAAAGTAGTTTTAGGTACAACTTCTTTGTATTTGTCTAATGCCAATACTTCATATGCAATTTGAAATGCACGTTGATATTTTGGGTCTTGCTCATTCACTTTACCTTTGCCTTCACAAACCCAACTAAATTGACATACTTTAACCTTTTCATCTAAGCCCCTATCTACATAAGTAACTTGATGAATAACTTTACACGGGGTGCTTGCAAACCCATGATTGACACGATTAACTACCACACGTGCAACTGCAGCCTGTCCTAGTATTGGCTCTTTATTTGCCTCATAGAAAATGTTAGTTGCTAAACACTTGACTTGAGCCAAATCTACTTTTTTATAGATTTTTTCAAATAAAGTTGAATTAGTATTGTTTGTAGATACAAACAAACTTAATATTATTAGAGGTACAAATAGATATACTCTAAAGAAACTGAAAAAGGTGTGCTTCATATATTCCTTTCTACCGGATGTTATCCAGTAACAGCACTATGATAGTTGTTAACTAATCATAAGTTTTCCCAACAGTCACAATTGCACAGTACTACATCAGCAATTGCTTCGGTTGGTGTCAATACCGTAGCACAACCTGGTTCAATAAGAATACTAAGATTATCTGGTATCAACGTTGTTTGGGAAGATCCTGCTAGACTTCCCGGGACTGTAGCCGCGCCTGTTATGATAGGTACATTGCTTAAATTGCTACAGTTATTGTAACCTTCAATTGGAGAATTTCCTAATGTTTCTCCGGTTACTCTCGGTAATACTAAATCAGATGTAAGATTCACATCATTATCTAATTCTGCTCCAGTAAGACCTAATCGCTTTGCATTCCGTGCTTCACGCATAGACGCTATTATACTGTTTCCTCCTACAGTTGCTGTATCAGATATATTTTCTATAACTAATGCAGATTCTTTAATTTCTGTCTCTGTGGCGTATTGAGATAAACTATCAATAAAGTTTATTGTATCACTAGTAGTACTTGTTAGATCATCAATTGTACTCAATGCTAATAATCTAGCGTTTTCTTCTTTTGCTATATACTCACCAAAGCTACTATACAATGAGTTCAACTTAGTAGCTAGGGTAGGATTAGCAATCATTATACTATATATTTCAGCATTAGCAGAATCAATCAATGTTTGCAATGAACCATATGGTCCAAACCCACCCAACAAGCTATTGATATTATTGTAAATAGCAAACAAATTAGTAGACTGCAATGCTCTAATCTGTGTTTGTAACTCAGCCCAATCATAGTGTATATCCGTCATGCTTCCAAAGAAGTCGCACATTGTATATAATCCGTTAGTGCCGGATCCTTTTGCCACTGCATTTATAGCAACATTTGCTAACTCTGTGTTAGTCGGGATATTCGTTCCACCTACACCCAAACCGTTAACGTTTTCCAAATTGAATACAACCTGACTGAATTTCTCTATATCCATATTTTGAATATTGCGAACTTGCATCATGGCTCTACTAAATGCATCACATGAATATGATAGTTCAGGTGGTATAATGTTTTGTAATCTTTCACCTATATTCAATCCCGGTACCGCATCTATTGTACCATTTTTATAAATCAAATAGTATGTTTTGCTATTAGTTGGTAAGGGTGTCCCATTGAATACTGGGGTAGTTAATGATTGATAACTATTTGGAAACAACTTCTTAGGGTCTAATAAATCTGCTAACATCATTAGTCCTGTAGTTTGACAATTTAACGGAGTCAATACATCAGTCAAGTCATCATTAATAATCAAACAAAATGTAGCATATATATATTTTTGTTGCTCTGGTGTTGCGGGTGTGCCATTGAATATATTATTAATATCGTTAGAAGTCATTCCGGCACTTAGCAAACCTAAATTAATAGACTGTGTGATTGCACCATTCTTGTACAGTGTTCTTAACAAGTCATCTGGATTACCAAACGTTGAGATATATTTCAAATCTATTGCTTTGCCCACAGCAATTAAATCTTGTCCCCAATAGAATGTACTTAGATTGATACCGGCTATATCAGCAGTAATCAAGTCATTCATATTACTATAGATACCATCTAAGAATGTTAATGAATTATTCAATGCTTTAATAGTCTCATTCATCTGAGTTTTTCTACCGTGCATTGCATTAAATGTTGCTAAAAAATCACTGTAACTACCGTTGTTGATATAAAAGTCTTTATGTGCTTGCCATGCAATTAGTCGTAAGAATCCGTGACGAGTATTCTGTCCAGTATATGCATTAATATATGCACTGGGTTTAGCGTTACCTAGTGCAGGTATTGTTGACGAACCTATACTTATAAGATTGTTATATTCGCCCTGAGTGATGCCCGCGTTAATCAATGGATATGCTACATTCATAGCGTTAGTAATAGCAGACAGTACTGTAGTATCTATTATTGTGCCCGGTGTATAGTTAGTAACCGATGTACTGGTACCCATGTACGACTGTGCATTAGGATTTATATATAGACCTACATCTTGCAACAGAGAACCCATTGCATTAATTTTTAACGGGGTATAACTCATGGGACAACTACGTTAGGGCTACCCTCAACTATGCTATGTCCACAGCTATTACCTGATCCTACTCTTAATACTGGCGATCCCTCAGCAAATACTGTGGGGCTACCTTCGGTGGTTGTTGCGGCTGCATGCGGGGGGTGTGGAGGACCAAATGGGGCATGCGGTGTCATTGTACTAACATGCAATCCCACATTAATGCCGTTGGCAATAACAGTTCCGGCTCCACGTATTATGGCACCACCTGTTTGATTTTTATCACCTTTACGACTTAACTTTGGCATTTTATCCTAATATAATTTTCTTTTCTGGAAGTTGAATCCCAGTAGTAGCCTCAATGTATTTCATCTTAATGCTATCTTCTGTGATAGCAAAAACGGAAACGCTATTAGTATTTAGCGTAACATCTCCACCTGGTTCTGCGGTAAACATGCTAGGAATCATTTGCATACCTTTTTGTCCGGGTGCAATGCTAACTGGTTCCGTGATTGTCAAATAACCGTCACCTTTGTTTAGTTCTGTTACTTTAGCGATTAGTTCTTCACCGCTATTCAATTTAAATGTATATACTTGTCCAACTTCCATTATACGCTTTCTGTTAATTTTGTTCTGAGTTCATTAAACCCACCCACATATTCATTATCTAAGAAAATCTGTGGTACTGATCTGGCAGTTGGAACTGCTTCTAATAATTCTTCTTTGGTGTATCCGTCACCAATCTTTCTTTCTTCGTAGGGTATACCCTTACTTTCTAATAATGCCTTTGCTTGGTCGCAAAATGTGCAATTGTATTTTGACCATATTACTGCTTTTTTCATAAAAACTCCTTAACTAAGTGTAACATAATAATCCACATATTAATAGACATATGGACTAAATAAAAGTGTAGTCCACGAGACTCTGACCTCCCCGACTACTCTAATGCTATAAAGGAGCACCAGCATGAGTATTTATTACGTTTACGCCTATCTTAGAAAAGATAACACACCTTACTACATTGGTAAAGGATCAGGAAGGCGAGCATATCAGCCCCATAGAACTAACAACGGCGGAATTCATACACCCAAAGATAAATCTAGAATTATTTTCTTAGAAACAAATCTATCCGAAGTAGGTGCGTTTGCTTTAGAAAGACGCTATATCCAATGGTACGGTCGCACAGATTTAGGTACTGGTATACTACGAAATCTTACAGACGGCGGTGAAGGTTCTGTCAATGCGCTCAGAAGCGAATCGCAGAAAAATCACCAAAAGAAATTTGCGCAGGATGCTAAGATTAGAAATTTAGAATTATCTTCCCAAGGTAAACACCCGTTTCAAAATCAACACTGGATTACAAAAGAAGAAAGAAGTTGCCGATCATCAAAAACAGCCAAAGAACAAAAAAGTAAAAGTCAATTAGGATTTCAATTAGGTCACGCTAGTACAGCAGGAAAAATTGGAGGAATAAAAGGAGGTGCAATTTCTGGTAAACTAAATGCAGGGACAATAGGTGTAGTTTACAAAGACGGTACTAGCAAAAGAATACCTGCAGTAGAATATACATTATACAAAATTAATATGATAGAAAGAAAAATTCCCATAGAAGAATGGGAATTTGTA